TATTCCATTTTAAGTATTTATTACACTAAAAGTATGGGTTAAACTCTGGTAATGTTTTTACTTTGTTGATCAAATTGTATAGCTAAAGTACCAACTTGATTTGTTTGCACAAACACTAAATCTAGCTCTATTTGTACACCTCGGTCATACTGTGTGATTACCGCACTGCGAACGCCGATTCTAGGGTCTGATGCTACTACTCGTTTGATGTCTGTTTCTATAGCTTGCTTTGTGGCATCGTTAAAAGGTTCAAATATTAAATCCCAAATTACAGTGCCGTAGTCGGGGTTCATTAGTTTTTGACCTTTTTTAATGTTAAAATGATTAATTAAATCTTGTTTAACAAGGTCAAAGTCCGTTAATCTATAATTAGCGGAGCCTGATATTGTGCTGAAGCCTTTGTATAATGTCATATTGTATTTAATGTTTTATTACTGAGCTCCAACTATGGTTTTAGAAGCTTTGCTGGTTTGAATAATAGCTACTTGATTTTGACTGTATCTACCTTCTTGATAAAATTGATTAATTTGTGTAGTACCTTCTACAGTATATCCTGCGTACCATGCTACAGCTGCATTGGATCCTACATGATGGCTAACGCTCATTAAACCAGCAACTTGATCAGTTGGGGTATCTGCAGTAATTGCACCAGCGGCTTGTAATGCACTGTAGTTTTGTGTAGTGTAAACATTCATTGCATAGTCTTGATATTCGGGCGTAGTTAAAAATTCATTTAAATTTGTAGGCTGGCCTGGCCCACCTACCCAATTATTTGGATTGTTAATGGCTTCAAGTGTTTGAGGAGTATTGGGCTTTAGGTATCCAGTTGATTCTAAGGCCACATTGCTTAACCCATACCTACCAGCATAACCTTCTAAACTTACAGTTTCGTAAGTTCCACCACTGTTAGTATAACCTGTTTGAGCCAGATATGCTTGATACTCATCTGTAGACAATGCTCCTAGTCCTTGTGTGGCTTCAGGTTGACTGATGAATGCACTAGTGGGTGCAGGATTATCTATGTTTGATGCGGTTGCAACTTCTACATTTTGACTCGAAGTTAAGTTCAGTTGGGCAACTGTGTCTCCTGATACGGTTGTTATATTACCTTCAGCTTGTTGATTAAAATCAGCAATAGCTTCTTGTTGTTGAAGTGCGGCTGCAATACTGCCTCTAATATAAGGTTCGTGTGTGGGCACACGATAGCAAATACTACTTAAACTGTCAGTTCTAACTACCCACTGATTATCAGCAAAAACGCTGTCGGGATTTAAAAATGTAGTAATTGGTTGTGGGCTAGGCAGTTCACCACCACCGCCACTGTTAAGTCCAATGGTAGTAGCTTTAATCTGCATGCCACCGCTGGCTGTCAAACTCATTGGCCCGCTGCTGTTAATAGCTACACGACTGCGTCCTTTTACACTGGTTTGGCCGCCAAACAAACTTAGTTGTTGCGTTCCAATAAGGCTAGTATAATTGGTACCTTGTATTTCTACTGTTGTGCCTTTTACTTTGACACTTCTTGCAGCATTAAGCATAATGTCACGATCACTGTGCATTTGAATATTACCGCTGGTTCTTACGCTAAAGTCACGGGCACCATATATTAGTACATCACCTTCTTTGGTTAATTCTACCCAGGCCGTACCTGTAGCGTTACTGACATACATAAATCCTTCGCTGTCGTTCATTAGAATTTGATGACCGGCCGCTGTCTTTAATCTTACTAAATTATTTTTGCCGTAGATATCACCGTCATCCATAACTAAACTGTGACCTGGCAATCTGGTTGTCACTGTAGGTGGCACATAAGTACCTGCGCTGACCTGCTGGTTTAAATTAGGATTATTTTTTGTATCTTGACTGGGAATTGGTCTGCCTGGAGTATTAAATCCAAACACACTGCTAACAGGATCTCTCTGTACACTGCTGGTAATTGCACCTCGGGTAATGTCTTTGTCAAGGCCAGCTGTGATTAGTTGAACTGTTGCGGCCGCATTAATGGGTCTAAGATTTTTAATCCAATCTGATTTAGCAGTTGAGGGATTTTTATCATTAAAGTCCCCCACTGGATATGGAACACCAGGAACAATGTAATTAGCAATAGCTGCGCCACCACCTTGGCTTATACTATATGGATCAATATTTTCATAGCTAGTACTGGGAGCGGCTGCAGGAATTGCATACTTACTCATGTTGTTGCTAATACAAGCGAACCATACACCAACACTGCCCCTGCCAGGAGGAAAACAACAGAGCACTAAATTACCGGGATCAGGCGGAGTCATGAAGAAGCCGTAACTTTGTTGTGCTACTTCGTAGGTATTAGCCTGTAGTACATTGTTGGGCCCGGTGGTAGATCCTAAGAATGGACTAGCGTAAGTACATTTTTGCCATCCGTTTTCATCGTCGGGATCGCCACCTAGTACAGGAATATAAACTTTTACACTACCATCGCGACTACCACTGATGATCTGTTTAATTTCGCCAACATAAATTCCTTGTTGGCCATCAATGTCACCCAATTCTGGTTTTGCCCAGTTGCTTTGTTTATTACTTGCAAAAGCTTTTCCTTGATTAGCCATAATATTTCAATTCTTAGTTAAAAAGCAAAATCGCCGCCAAATAGCTCAGTGGTATCAACAAATCCTGCATCTGATAATCCATCTAAATTTACTTCAGCAATGCTGTCGGGAGCAAACGATTCTAAATAAGTATCAACTTGATCTACACTTAATAATTCGCCGCCAAAGTTTGGATCAAAAACACTTTCGGTGCCTCCTGCTAATCCGCTTAAGCTGTCGCCTGCTTCAGCTGGCAAATTAACACCGGCCGCAGCATCTCCGTATAAACCTGTTTGTCCTTCTAAGCCCTGGCCTTGTAATCCAGTTAATTTGTCTGGAGCTCCTATTCCCAACAAATCTTTGGCATAATTTACTGCCTTACCAATTGCTTGATCTGCTACTTTACCGATTACTTGGTTAACTAGCCCTTGTACTGCACCACCTAAACCACCTGACCCGCCTGTTAATGCTGCATTGACCAGGCCTTGTGCAGTTTGATTTTGCAGTATCAAAGGTCCACTAAATCTAGTTGCACCAAACGCAGCCAATTGGCCAAGGCCTTGATTTACTAAACTGTCAAATCTTGACTGTATATTCAATGCACTGTTTCTTATATCGTCGTCAATGGGCAGTCTTACAATATCTAAAACTTGTTCAAACTTTCCGCCTCTGAATTCATTAGACACTGTAATTATCTTGTAAACACCACTGAATACACTATATTGATAAGGACTAATTCCTGGAATAGCTAAACCAGTAGCATCATTATAGTCAGTTGGGCTTTGGAAATTTAAAAATATATAAAGTTCGCCGTCATCAAAAACCAAACTTTGATTGTTATTACTGACAAACATACTGTTTCCAGGAGTCAAATTTTGGTTATAAAATAAATCATCTTGTTTAATAAAATGCGGATCGCCAACAATTCGCAATCTAACATTTATCATATCACCGCGACTGTTTAGTGTTAAATCTCGACTTGTATCAGCAGCACGGTTAACTTTAGCAGAATCAGGACCTGACCTAACTGAAGTTTGTTGATTGCTGGCAATATAATTTACAGCATATGGTTGTACTCTACTGGTAGGCACAGCAATACCAGAATTAGACCCCTGTGCAGAAGTTTCAGGTGTTGCAGCCCCTTGCGTTTCTGTTTGTCTTACTTTATTAACATTAGCAGTTAATTGCAAATAAAACAACATATCAAAATCAATTTGACAATCTATTACATCACGGTTTTGACCTGTAAAAATATAATCATATTTTTTAGTATATCCCGCAGCACGACCTAAGGGTGCGTATGGATTTTTTACACTAACCGTCCACGGTTTAACATAATAAGTTATGAACTTTTGATAAGTTTTTGTTACATCATCATATGCGCCTAGCACAACTTTAGGTATTACTCTATACCAACGAAGATTGTTGCCAATTGCCAATCTAAATTGACTTATGCCTACATTATTTGCTGTAGGATCTACTAGCTGTTTAGTTAAGTATTGACTGTTTCTTACTGCATACTCAATAACTGTCATTATGTTAGTACCGGCTTTAATATTATAGGTACCAGAAGTAAAATCAATAGCTCCTGTAGATATACCAGTAGCAGCCCGAGCGTTTGTTCTGCTGTCATTCTTTGTTGCGGCATTACTGATATTGTTACTGCCAGTACTGTTAGGTACTATTAAAGGTTGATTTCCTATTTCTGCGTCAAATACAACCCTATATACATTATTATATTTTACTGCGCCTGTATTTGTTTTTAAACTTTGATAAAACGCATTAATGCCATCACAAAGGCCTTTACTTTGATATTCAATACTGGACCTTGCTGTTTGTCTATTGGCTTCTAATGCGGCCGGTGTGGCAAAATTTTGAAATTCGGGATCGTTTTGTAATGCCTGAGCTTCGGCTCGTTGACTGATTGCTGCATTAATAGATGCAACAGTAATAGGATCAGCTGCATCTACAGTTCCTAATAGGTCTTGTACTGTTTTGGCTTCTACTTTAATTTGTGCAGGAGTTTTTACAATAGTTTCGTCGTAGGCATAATGATTATAAGGTACTGCTGAAATTCTATATTCTGTACCTTTTGAAGTAACCGACGATTTCAATGATACTAATCTAAAAGGCAAATATTTTGTTTGATTGCGAATTGTTCCTGGCACGCCATCTTTGTAGCCAGTAAACTCAATCATTAGTAAGTAAGGTTGTTGTAAGTAATTGTCTCCACCTACACTTTGTACAGCATCCAATAAGCGATTAATTATAGTAAATCCATTGGGTTCTATTACCGTGAAATCAAAACTAATAGCATTAGAGTTTTTACTATAATTGGTAGTGTTTACGACCGTAGTAATTTTAAAATCATCAATATAGAAATCTTCAATGAAGTGCGGATTTCGTTTAAATGTCGCAGTGTTTTTTCCTCCCGATGCTACTAGACAATTGTTAGGAATGTAAGTAGTTCCAGGATTGTTGCTTAAATTATTGTAATCTTGTTTGGTTAAAATATGCCAACTTAGATTGTAAGTATAGCTTTCATATTCAAATAACGGATTATCAAAAGTCTGTTGATATTGCTGGGTAGGTCTGGCTACAGAAGTTATAGGATTAGCAGTAGTAACAATGTCCGGTACCGCACCAGTAGTAACTCCCAATGGCAGTGTTCCGCCATAAGTTGGATCAAATACATTTTCCTCTACTGGAACTCTTGAGTCAAAAACATTTTCATCAGCTGCAGTTTGTCCTACTGGTAATGTACCGCCATAGGTTGGATCAAATACATTTTCTCTTGGTTCTTGTACAGGATTAAAAACGCTTTCTTCTACTGTGGCCATTTTATAATCCTATGGCCGATGTAATAGTTTCTTTTTTTGGTAAGAAAATTTTAGCGCCTGGTTTCATGTCGAACACAGGATCTTTAATAACATTGGGATTTCTTAACGCAAATACCCACCACAAATTAGCATCTCCATATAAGTCAAAGGCCAACAAATCAGGTCTTAATTGATAAGTTCTATTTACAGTAAACAGTTGATCACTGGCTAATTTAGGAATAGGGGGTAAATTGATTAAGTCTAAATAATTACCATAAAACACAGTTTTAGCATAAGGACTGTTTTTATCGTAAACTGGTCTAGTAGTTGCTGATTGTGCTGTATAAGTGGCCATTAGATAAATCCATTTCCTATTAATCCGCCAGCAGCAAATTTTTCTAGTGTAAAGTTATTAGCAATATTAGTTCTACTGTAGATAGGCTGTAGTGTAAGAGATATACTACTTAAAGCTGGCAATCTTTGCGGAACTGCGGCGCCAGTTAAATTAAATGCTTGGCCAGCAAGATTCATTTGATCTAAACTTATGCCAACAGGCACAGTAATATAATCAACACCATCTGGCATAGTATGGCTAAAATTTGTAACTACACAAGGTACTCGGGGCAAATATGCTTTACCATAACCATCCAAATATACCACAGGAGGCGGTGTACCTGCTAGTGCGCTTTGTCCAAAGAACATTTTTGTACAGCTTCTGAAAAAATGTATAGCAGCCATTAAATACTGGCCTTCTTGAACATTTTGTACGCTGAATTCACCATTTAAGCTAAAGCTGCCAATTTCACTGCCTTCATAAAAGTAACTAGCATAATTGCTGTGTGTTAACGTTGTTGAATTAAATCTAGCAGTATGTTGAATAGTTAAACTAGGTGTATAGGGAAAGACAACACCATTAGTCTGCCACAGTGGCCCCATAATGGGATTGTTTTGACTGTAAAACAAACTAGCTGTAGCAGGAGCCATGCTGATTCTAACACGCCAATCTGCTTCATTGGGGATAGCACTACCTGTACTGCTGAGGAAATTTAAGTTAAATACTTGTCCAGCTGTACCTGCGGCAATAGACACAGCACCTCTTGTAATTTGAGCTGATGCTAATCTAGCTGAACTGGGGTCTGTAACAGGTACACTAGCAGGTGTTGACCAGCCCGGTTCAGGCGTATTCATAAAATCGCCTGTACTACTAGTTGCTGATCCTGAAGGTTGTGTTAAGTCTGCCATGGTCTTTTAGATATTTATCAGAAAAAATCTGGTGATTTTTATTGGTTGACAACTTAACTAATACTATGTTAGTATACGCTAAATTAGGAAAAACAATTAATGACTAAAACAAATTATCTCAATAATAAAGATATTTTGAAAGAAATACACAAAAGCAAAAATACTTACTGCAAATACTTAGACACTAGCTGTTCTGACTACGATATGATACTGCTAGATGTTAAGAAAATTAACAAAAAGAACATAGCAGAAGCTAGGAAAATGCGAGCAGAACGGTTATCAAAACTTGCACACGAAGCTGCTGTTTTGGAAACTGGACAAAAGCAAAAAATGGAAGAGTTTGAAATTAAACACACAAAAGTGCCCATTACAGACATAGTATTTCGTGTAATGACTTGGGAACATATACCACTAGATGATGTAAAAACCAAAAAAGCCCGTGATGCGGCCAAAGAGCTATTTGAGGATGAAGAAGAAACAGCGCACACTGAATACGACGAGGACGATCCTAAACACAACAAGTATGTTAAAGTAAATTTTCCGCCGTTTTATCATTATAAAGTCAATGAAGAAGGTGAACCATACCTTGTTGGCAAAAGCCACTGGAAAGGTGATTTGGACTCTGGGCAATTCAGCAAGGATCACGGCTCAATGACCAATAAACTAGCATTAATGTTTATGAAACTCTGTGAGCGTTATGCTACCCGCAGTAACTGGCGCGGCTATACTTATAACGATGAAATGCGCAGCCAAGCACTACTACAACTAAGTCAAATTGGCCTACAGTTCGACGAATCTAAGTCTCAAAACCCCTTTGCTTATTACACAGCTGCAATTACCAACAGCTTTACTCGTGTTCTGAACATTGAAAAACGCAATCAGAACTTGCGTGATGACATACTAGAAATGAATAACTTGAACCCTAGCTACACAAGACAAAATATGAGTGGCGGCGGCGGTTATTACGAAGAATGACAAAATGTCTTTTGACAATTACCGTTTTGTAATATAAACTACCCTGATGTCTAACTTATTCAAACGAGCAGCAATCTTTACCGACATACATTTCGGATTAAAGTCAAACAGTCAACTACACAATGAAGACTGTTTGGCATTTGTTAAATGGGCAACCGCTAAAGCCAAGGAGGAAGGTTGTGAAACAGCGTTATTTTTGGGTGACTGGCATAATAATCGTGCTAGCATTAATATTGTTACACTTAACTATAGCCTTAGGGCTCTTGAGCATCTCAACGCCAATTTTTCCAATGTTTACTTTATTCCTGGTAACCACGATCTTTATTATAGGGATAAGAGAGACATCCAAAGCGTTGAATGGGCAAGACATTTACCTAATATCCATATTGTCAATGATTGGTTTAGTGACGGTGGCGTTATTATTGCCCCGTGGTTGGTAGGCGACGATCATAAGCGTATTCCTAAACTAAAAGGAAAGTATATGTTTGGCCACTTCGAGTTGCCTCACTTTTACATGAACGCCATGGTACAGATGCCGGATCACGGTGAACTCAAGCGTGAATCGTTTGGCGGCATTGATCATGTGTTCACTGGACACTTTCATAAGAGACAAACACATAAAAATATCACTTACATTGGTAATTGCTTTCCTCATAACTATGCAGATGCCGACGATGACGAGCGTGGCTTAACCATTTTAGAATGGGGCAAGGAGCCTGAATACCATGCGTGGCCCGATCAGCCTACTTATCGTGTGTTAGGTTTGGGTGCTATTCTAAATCATGCAGACAAGATCCTGAAATCAAATATGCATGTGAGGGTAAATATTGATATAGATATTAGCTACGAAGAAGCTAACTTTATCAAAGAAACTTACATGCAGAGTCATAAACTGCGTGAAATTACACTAATTCCCCAAAAGAATGTTGATCTTGAAGAATATACAATTCAGGGCAATGTAGCTTTCGAAAGCGTAGATCAAATTGTAACTAATCAAATTACTAACATTGACAGTAACCAATTTGACAGTAAACTACTGCTAGACATTTATAGAAATCTTTAATGTTTAAAATAAAATCACTATCAGTTAAAAACTTCATGAGTGTAGGTAACGCTACACAGGGTATCGATTTTGATCGCCGAGACCTAACGCTAGTACTAGGTGAAAACTTAGATTTGGGCGGCGATGATTCGGGTGCTAGAAATGGTACAGGTAAAACAACCATTATCAATGCCTTAAGTTATGCACTGTATGGCAATGCGCTGACCAACATCAAAAAAGATAACTTAATCAATAAAACTAACAGTCGTAATATGTTGGTCACTATTGACTTTGAATGTGAAGGTCAGCAATACAGAATTGAGCGTGGTCGCAAGCCCAATGTAATGAAGTTTTACATAAACAATCAAGAGCTAGAAAGCAAAGACGATAACAGTCAAGGCGACAGCAGAGAAACACAAGCTGAAATTGAACGACTGCTGAATATGAGCCATGATATGTTCAAGCATATTGTTGCACTAAACACTTACACAGAGCCTTTCCTAAGCATGAAGGCCAATGACCAGCGCACTATCATTGAACAATTGCTGGGCATTACCTTGCTCAGTGAAAAAGCAGAATCACTAAAAGAACAGATCAAATCAACCAAAGAAGCAACTACGCAAGAAGAATATAGAATCAAAGCTGTGCAGGATGCTAACAAACGAGTGCAGGATCAAATTGATTCACTAAAACGACGACAGGGTCTATGGCAACAAAAGAAAGACTCAGACTGCACGGCATTGCAAGATGCTTATGACCAGCTAGCTAAACTAGATATTGAAACTGAACTAGAAGCACATAAAACGCTAGTCATATACAACAATCAATTACGCGAAAGTCAAGACCATGCTGCCAAGTTACAGTCAGCCAAACAAGCATTGGTTAAAGAACAAAAAACTTGGGCTAAGTTAGACACAGAAGTACAGCAGTTAAAGGATCATAAATGTTATGCCTGTGGACAAGCATTTCACGATGACCAACACGGACAAGTATTAGAATCCAAACAACAGGCACTGGCAGAAGCGCAGACCACAGTAGATCAATTGCACCGTGACATTGCAGTATTAGAAAGTAATCCTATTTTTGTTTGCACTAAACCTCAAACATTCTATGACAGCGAAAGCGATGCTTTTGAACACCGAGCCAGCATGGCCACAGTGTTGACACAGTTAACGGCTAAACAAAACGAACAAGATCCCTATTCTGAACAAATTACAGAAATGGAAACGCAAGCCTTAGAAACTGTCAGCTACGATTTAATTAACGAGCTTACTAGGATTAAAGAACATCAAGAGTTTTTGCTTAAACTGTTAACCAACAAAGACAGTTTTATTCGTAAAAAGATTATTGATCAAAACCTAAGTCACTTAAACGCAAGATTAGGACATTACTTAGACAAAATTGGACTACCACACACAGTTAAGTTTTTAAATGATTTAACAGTTAGCATCGAAGAATACGGCCGGGAACTAGATTTCGATAACCTAAGTCGCGGCGAACGCAATCGTTTGATTTTGAGTCTGAGTTGGAGTTTCCGTGATGTATGGGAAAGTTTATATCAGCCTATTAACTTGTTGTTTATTGACGAACTGGTAGACTCGGGAATGGATGCATCAGGCGTTGAAAATGCCTTGGGCATTCTAAAGAAAATGAGCAGGGAAGGTAATCGCAGTGTTTGGCTAGTTTCGCATAAAGACGAGCTAGCAGGCCGCGTTAACAATATATTAACAGTTGTTAAGGAAAATGGCTTCACCAACTACAATACAGATGTCGAAGTTGTTTGAAAATTTTAAAATTCTTCATTTAGAAGTTACAGATGTCTGCCAAGCAGCCTGTCCTTTGTGTTTAAGAGAAATAGATACTACTTTTAATAAACAAGCGCAGCATCATTTATCAATGGATCACATACTAGAAATTTTAGATGAAAAAACCATTGCCAACTTAGACAAAATGTTTATGTGTGGTAATTATGGAGATCCGGCCGCAGGCCAAAATACCTTAGACATCTATTACAAATTTAGAAAACTCAATCCAAATATCACACTAGGTATGAATACCAATGGAGCTATACGACAAACAGACTGGTGGACGGAACTTGCTAGAATTTTAAATCAAACTAAAGATTATGTAGTTTTTAGTATCGACGGGCTGGAAGATACCAATCATATATACAGGAAAAATGTCAGCTGGAATAAACTAATGGAAAACATTCATGCATTTATTAAAGCTGGTGGCAATGCTCATTGGGATATGTTGATATATAATCACAATAAGCATCAGGTTGATCAATGTGAATCTTTAGCAAGACAACTTGGATTTAAATGGTTTAGGGCTAAAGTAAGCAAAAGATCAATTAAAAACTTATCATGGCTTCAACCACCAAAAGGGTGGGAAAATCCTGTAGTAGGTACAGGGTCTATAGATTGCATTGCTGATCAAGAACAAAGTTTGTATATTTCTGCCCAAGCAGTCTTATTCAAATGCTGTTGGTTAGGAGTCAACGAAGATTGGAATTTGAATAACTTCGAGACCATTAAAAAAACATGGGACACTGATAATTGTAATATTCAATGTAAGAGAACTTGTACTACATACCAGCTAAAAAATAGTTTTCATAATCAATGGCAACGATCAATTGATTTAACTTTATAAAAAATAAACATAAAACTTTATTGTCATGGCAAAAATAGATAAATTATAATACATCTTATGGATTTACAAAACTACACAAATGAATTGGTTATTCGAAGGCACAGAAGTTGAGAATTTACCCGAGGATTGTGTGGGTTTTGTTTACATCATCACAAATAAACTATCAGGGCGCAAATACATAGGCAAAAAACTGGCAAAATTCAGTAAAACTACAGTTAAAACAGTAAAATTAAAAAACGGCAATAAACGAAAAAAGAAGATTAGATCAAAAGTAGACAGCGATTGGCGCGAATATTATGGCTCAAGCCCCGAACTGCTGAAAGATATTGAGCAGTTAGGCTCAGAAAATTTTACTAGGCAAATACTTTACTATTGTAAATCAAAAGCAGAATGTAGTTATATCGAAGCAAGAGAACAGTTCACAAGGCGTGTATTAGAATCAGACGATTATTACAACGGCATCATCAACTGTCGTATTCATGGCTCTCACATCAAGGACAAACTAAGCAGTTAAGACTCGCACAGGTCAATATCATGTGCTCTATACCTGGATTTAGGATCACAGGGACGGAAGACTCGCCGCGCTAGCGAGCACTCAACCACTACCCGCAAGGATGAGGACAGCAAATGCCGCTGTTTGGTTGTTGGAACAGGATTTATAAGGCTAAAAAGACGCAGTAGTGATACTGCACGGTTTATCAGTGTGTTAGCGTATGCAGATAAACCCGCCGTTGTGATAAGACGGAGCTCGAGGTACCGGACAACCGCCTCTGTAATGCTCTAACGCTAAGTGGCTTGGTTCAACTCAGATGAAGCTATCTTTGCCCTTAGTGGGCAAAGTGTGACTGATTAATCTAGATGAATATTAAATCGCTTCGCTCTAAAAACAACAATAGATCATTGAGCGCAAGCGATAATGATAGATGTGCGTAGCACATCTTTTAATAATAAAAACGATTAGAAATAAGGCAGTTTAGTTTCGTTTGTAGTTTCTACTCGATCACTGATTAATTCAGCTATAATTTCTCTATCTGAATAACCCATCATAAAAGCTTCGTCTAATGATAAACCGCCTCGTTGATGCCAAACTAAATTGTGTAAGTGTTTAATTAAGGCCTTTGACTCTTTTTCAAAGTTGTTAATAAACTCAACAATTTCTTCATTACTTAGAGTCAAAAGCCTTAGACGAAAAAACTTGATTGCTCGAAAATTAATGGTGTTGTATAAGGCTTTTGACAACTTTCATTTTCGCAAGTTAAATCAATGTTTTTTGTAGCCATACTTTCTGTGATTGTTTCTAAATGTGTTTTTACAGCATCCCATATATGTTTTTCACAGTTTGTAAAAAATTCATGTATAAATTGTGAATTTTGTACAAGCTCTCCGGTAGCCAGTTTAATGCCTGCTACACTGTCTGCTACTTGTCTAACAGTTATGTTTAGTAGCTCCGTGAATAGCTTATTAAATTTATTAGTTTTTTCTTCATCACCGATAGTTTCGTCTGTGACTAAATTTAAGATTTTTTGCTGTTCGTAAGTTTCTCTGTTGGCATCATTTATTGCTTTAAAAGTTTGTGGTTTAAAGATAAATGTTAATTTATCTGCGGTAACTGTTTTGGAATAGTCTGGGCTTACTATTCTAGAAAACAACACACCTAGATCTAAACTGTGATCATTTTTTGTTTTACAGTGCGGGCAAATAGACATAAAATCCATTCTATTGCCATAAGTGGCCTGTCTGATAGCAATCAGTACAGCATCTACATCTACACTGGGCATAGCCCAGGCATTTTTAATATTTGGCACACAGCTTTGAATAACATCAACTGTGCTTTGCCCGCTAATTAATGCGTCGGGAGTTTTTAACAGCAGTTCATCTTTGGCAGTCATGCTGTAAACAGGTATTTCTCCAGTGGGAGTAGGCTCATAACTGCCCATGGGGTAGTGATTGCCGTTGCTGGGCAATCTAATGTAAATCTTAGGTACTCTAAAGTATTTTTGTAAAGGATTGACTGTTTCCGACATATTTGAAATCCATAAATATACTAGTACTTATCTTAATTTTGATACGAAATTTAACTTATGACTGATGAAGAATTCGCAGCGCGATTAGAACGATTAATAGACGCATTTGAACAATCAATTGGCCGAATGGGAGGTTCTATTAACCGCAGTGCAGGCTCACTGAACAGTTTGTCGGAGAGCCTTTCCGGTGCTGCTAGATCCAGTAATCAAGCAAGATCAGCATTTGAACAAATGACCGGCATGGCTCAGTCAGCTGCTAGTATGGATAGATTAAAAGTAATGTCCGGTGAGCAGTTAGTAAAAACTTTTAAAGATCTAATAGATACCAGCAGGCGAGCTACAGAATCTATGTATGGCGCCCAAAGTGGTTTTGCTTCATTTAGATCAACATTAAATGATGTTGAACGAGTGTTCGGTGGTTTTGGTAAAGCACTTGAGTATAGTCTATTGGGCGCCGGTCAAGTGGGATTAACCGCAGCGGTTAATCTAGTATCTAAAGCTTTAGGAATGTTAAGTGATCATGTTGGTACGCTATTAGGACTCATGGATCAACAACGATCCAGCTATATACAAGTGAATCAAGTTGGTGCTATATTTGGCGGCACTTTAACTAACATGCAGACAGCTGCACAAAAAACAGGCGTTGCATTGCCTATTCTTACAAGAATAATTTTAGACAATGCTGAAGATTTAAGAATGTTAGGCGCCGGCATGAGTCGTAACAGTACCATTGTTGCAAAATTTGCCGGAGACATTGCAAGATCCGATCAAGCACTGCTAAATCTTTACGGCAGTACAGAAGAATTAGCCAAAGGTACAGCACAGTATTTGACATTACAAGCGCAATTAGGTGATAGGGAAATTGGTAATCAAGAAAAACAAAATGACGGATTGAAAACTTATCTTCTAAGACAAAAAGAATTAACTGACATAACAGGTAAACGAGCACAACAAATAAAAGACGAAGAAGCCGCTAGAAGACGAGACTTAGCTTATAATTTAAAACTGCAACGATTAACTAATAAAGAAGCCAAAGACAATGTCATGGAAGGTGTTGCTATAGCGGGTCAAATTGGCGGAGATGCAGGTGCTAAGTATGCACAAGAATTCTTTGCTACCGGTGGACGAGTTGTTAGTAAAGAATCTTTAGCATTTGCGGCCACTATGCCAGAAGCTGCACGAGCAATTTCGGAAATGGTATCAGGCGTAGATACCAGCAAAGAAGAATATAGAAAAAAAGTAGGCAGCTTCATTGAAGCTAACAGAGAAGCAATGTTAGCAGAAGCCAAGAACAATGAATATTTGGCAGAACTAGCATATTCAGATGCACTACCACAGATAGCTAGAAATATGGCTACTTTCAGTGGTACACTAGTAAATTCGGAAACTTTCTTTACAAATTTTAACAATCTATTGAAGGCAATAGCAGAAGATGAAAAATTAAGAAAAGCCGGATTAGCTATTACAGTAGATAAAACTGGTGCAGCTACATTAGGTATTGATGCAGTAGCACAGACTATAATGACAGCAGAACAAGAACGATTAAAAACTGCACAAGCTATAGATACTTTAGTAAGAGACAATTTTGGTAAAATGAACGAAGTTATTGCTGCTTTAGGGTCAGCCCAACGACTACAAGTAGGAATTACCAGTTTATTGGCTTCAGCAGGTGCAAGTATAGCTCAAGGTATTTCAACTTTTATAAATGCACTAACAGGTAATAGACCCAGCGAAGATATTACAAGAGCACAAACAGCATTGCAAGATTTAGTTCAAAAACAACAACAAAATCCAAACAATCAATCTGATGTTAAACAAAGTTCTCAAACTCCTTTATTGGATCAAGTTACTCCCCCAAGAACCCAAACACCTCCCCCTCCCCCCGATAATAACAGGTCTATACCAAATAACGAAGACACAAATAGAAGATTGGACGATATGCGATCGTTGCTAGAGCAAATTAGGAATTCTCTACAGTAATAATAGGTAAATACTGATCATACGGATTATATAATGAGCTGGAAAAAATATTTCAAAGTCGCTAATATGTCAGGATCTATCAGTCCTATTAGCGGCAGTACAGACAATATAACTTTTAGAAATTACCAAAGTAATTTGCCTGAAGTTTATATCGGGCACCCTAACAGAATTGAACGATATAACCAATATGAGCAAATGGACATGGACAGCGAAGTCAATGCTGCCCTGGACATTTTAGCTGAATTTAGCACACAGACCAGCGAAGAAAACGGCACACCATTTAAGTTTTATTGGAAAGAAAAGCCTACAGATAATGAAGTAAAGATAATCCGTGAACAGTTAACACAGTGGGTCAGCTTAAACGAGCTTAACAAACGCATGTTTAAAATCTTCCGTAATACCATTAAGTACGGAGATCAAGTGTTTATTCGTGATCCTGAAACATTTAAAATGTTTTGGGTTGAAATGAGCAAAGTTGTTAAAGTTATTGTCAATGAAGCTGAGGGTAAAAAGCCTGAGCAGTACATAGTAAAAGAGCTGGCCCCTAACTTAGAAAATCTCAGTGCTACCAGTTTAAACACCAGTGATGTACAAGTTAACCATCCACAGGTAGGTGGTCCCAGCGGCACTTATATTCAACCCACTAATCCATACAGCGGTGGCAGTAGATTCAGCCACGCACAAAACGAAACTGCTGTAAATGCTGAACATGTTGTTCATTTAAGCCTAACAGAAGGCCTAGACTTTAGTTGGCCGTTTGGTAACAGCGTACTTGAAAATGTGTTTAAAGTATTCAAACAAAAAGAACTGTTAGAAGACGCTATTATCATTTATCGTGTACAACGAGCACCAGAGCGTAGGGTTTTTAAAATTGATGTAGGTAACATGCCCAGTCACATGGCCATGGCCTTTGTAGAGCGTGTAAAAAACGAAGTTCATCAGCGTAGAATTCCCACACAAACGGGCGGTGGCCAAAACATGATGGATGCTACTTATAATCCATTAAGCACCAATGAAGACTATTTCTTCCCACAGACTGCTGACGGGCGGGGTAGTGATGTTAGTATTCTTCAAGGCGGCCAAAATTTAGGTGAAATTACTGACTTACATTACTTTACAAACAAATTATTCCGTGGTCTGCGTATTCCTGCTAGTTATTTGCCCACAGGTTTAGATGATGGTACTAGTAACAGCAACACCTTTACTGACGGCCGTGTAGGCACAGCATTAATCCAAGAATGGCGTTTTAACCAATACTGTATTAGACTGCAAAAACTAATAATTGAGAAATTGGATCAAGAATTCAAACTTTTCATGCGTTGGCGTGGTATTAACATTGACGGTAATTTGTTTGAATTACAGTTAAATGAGCCACAAAACTTTGCCAGCTACCGTCAAGCTGAGGTTGACGCTGCAAGAATTGGTAGTTTTACACAGCTGGAACAATATCCATATCTTGCTAAACGATTCTTATTAAGTAGATACTTAGGCTTAACAGAAGAAGAAATGAGCGACAACGAGCGTATGTGGGCTGAAGAACAAGGCGATGTTGAAAAAGCACCTAGCGAAACTACTGGACTAAGAAGCATTGGTATCAGCCCTGGCGGCCTAGAAGGCATGTCACAAGATCTTGACCTTGGAGCTGCTCCAGCACCCGAAGTTGGAGCTGTTGCCCCTGCTGGCAGTCCTGTAGGCGGCGCACCTGCACCTGCAGCCGGCGGCGCTGCTGTAGCACCACCCGCAGGTTTATAATAAATTGGGTAAATAATACTATGGTCCTTAACGAATTATTAAGCCCAACACCTAGTGCTTACAGAACAGACAGTGAAGATAATTCTACTTTGAATCTGCACGACACTCGTAAGCGCAATGAAATTAGATTAACTTTGGACAAGTTAAATCGTCTACGCATCATGAACGACGCAAGAAAAGTTGAACATGAGCGTAAGTTAGAAAAAGTAGCAGATCAGTATAAAATACCAGCAGCTCAGCCTGGTCTGTAATTATTCTGCAAAATCCTTCAAAAAACACGCATAAAACCCAATAAATTAGCATATTATGTAAATAATATTACGCTATTACATTGGCGTATTGCTTTATAAGGAACAAAAATGAGCAAGTATGAACAACTTATTGAATACATTATCAATGAGCAAGAAGACAAAGCTCGTGAACTTTTCCACCAAATCGTGGTAGAAAAAAGTCGCGAAATTTATGAATCTCTCATTGACGAATCGGACTTAGAAG